GTAGTAGGGTCAACAGATGCACAGATGGATAAATTCTTTATAGGAAATAAGATTTCTTCTATTAAACTTTTTAACTTTGTATTTCTCCATGCTCTTGTAGGCAACCACCATATAGTGTTAGGTGTTGCTTTACATATTACTTTTATTCTAAATATATCTTGTATATCTTTTATGCCTTCACCTCTTGTCATAAACCTTGCTCGTTCTGTTTGTTTCTTTGCTCTCTGAATTTGCATAACAATTCTGGATAAACTTTTATTATGTATATCATATGTTGTAGGTAAAGATTGCCAGAACTTTTCATCTCGTACATCTTTATCTTTCATACCTTTATATAGTTTATATAACTTTAAATTATAACAAGTTATATCACAGAAAGATGTCTTGTGTATGCAAGAACCTCGTATATTATGTTCTGGTATATCATTAATAGGTCTGTTTATACCAAACATTCCTATGTCATCATACCATGATAAAGGTTTATGTGTCATTGTATTCACCCTTTCTTTTGTCCATAATCAGTTCGTTGACACCATTGGTCTACGTATCCACCAACAATACAATCTGATATTTCACAATCTGGTTCTCCATTATATAATATAATGCAACACCAATCGTCTTTCTCACCTTTCTTCTGAAGATGTACGTCAGCAACTTCTACACTATGTATATGTTCCATGATTTCATCAAAGTTATTACTTCCATTACATAATAGTTCACCTTCACAAGATATTTCAAATACCCACTTATCTTTTAAAGCTGACTTCACCATTTCTTCAGATGCACTATATTTAGTTGTTGTATTCCATGCCATTATATTCACCTCCTTTACAGATTTATATGGTCACGTCTAAAAGTTTCTATTAAATTCTTTGCAGTTATATAAAAATTATCTAACTCATAATATATTTTTTGTAAAGAGTCCCATGTATCTCTACTATATTCATGGTCATATTTATCTGCTAAGTCACTAATCTTATAAGACATTTCTTGTACTTGTTTTTCTATTTTATATAACTCATCTTGAGTAGACTTTAATAGTTTCTCTTCATCTTCACATAGTGAAGTTGTAACTTTTATTTCTACCATATTAGTTCTCCTTTTTATTAAGACTATCACATAATTGTTGTGCTTTTATTCTATTGTCATATGTATTCATGTAGTACATATATTTTTTATCTATGTTTACATTTTTAATCCATATAACAGATTCTTTATTGTATTCACCTATTTCTATTCCAAACATTTTATTCTCCTTATATGTACGAGCAAACAGTATTATTAAAGTTATGTTAGCTAACATTGAATACTAATAATTAATAATACTATTTGCTCTATTGTGTTGTGCCTTTCTTTCCTTATTAGTATTCAACAATATGTATATACTATTTATATACACATTGTAAAATACTATTTGTATTCACCTATTTATTTTGTGATGAAATAATAAACCAACACCACATATATATAAAGTTAGTATAATCATTAAACTAAGTTTGTCAACATGCCAACCTTGATAAAATATTATTAAATATAATACAGTATAAATCATGGCAAAGATAAAACAAATTATACTTAGAACTAATGAATAATATTTTTTAATCATTGTATTCACCTATATTCTTTCTAATTTTAAGCCCCCTAGAGGGCTCCAAATTATTGTTTAGGTCTGATAAACTTATGACCATTGATAATCATAAAAACTTTACCAGACTTTTTTTCTTTGTCTACTTTGTAAGCATTATATCGAGTGCTACCTCTGGGATTATCTGCCTCTCTACATGCAGGACTTCTTACTATATGTAAAGGATAATCATTATATTTTTCTTTGCTTAACATATTTCTTCCTTTCTTAATCATATAAATATACTACGATATATTGTGTGTACTGT